CCATCACCACGCGTGCCTATTCAATTTCGATTTTCCGGAAAAAGAAATATGGCCAACGCGCAACAAACACAAAGTTTACCGCTCGTCTGCACTAGAAAAACTGTGGACAAGTGGCTTCTCGACAATCGGAGAGGTCACGTTCGAAAGTGCGGCGTATGTCGCACGTTACATTACCAAGAAAGTTAATGGCCAACATGCGGCGTCACACTATATCCGTGGCGATCCTGATACCGGGGAAGCCTGGTATCTAGAGCCCGAGTACATCACTATGAGTAACCGCCCTGGCCTTGGAACCGGATGGTTCAAACGTTATGCCGGCGACGTGTACCCGAAGGACTTTATCACTGTGGCCGGCTTCAAATTTAAGTCTCCCAAATTCTACGATGCTCTTTATGACATCGATGAGCCTATGAAGATGGCTCAAATCAAACGCAAGAGAAAACTTGCGTCAATCCTTAACGCGGCAGATAATACTGGCCGTCGTCTCAAAGTGCGTTCCGTCGTGGCTCAATCAAAAGTGAAAAACCTTGTTAGGGAATATGAAAATGATCCTCAAGATGTTTAGTATCTACGACCGTAAAGCTGAAGTTCATCAACCACCTTTGTACTGTCACAATATCGGGCATGCGATGCGGGTGTTTCAGGATGTGTTCCGTACACCCGATTCTGTGCTGAGTCGTTATCCCGAGGACTTTCAAGTCTTCGAGGTCGGCACATTCGATGACCAGTCCGCGCTTATTGTCGGGCTGGATAAACCTCACCTCGTCTGTCCAGGTACGGAGCTTGTACCGCAACGAAAGGAATCTGCTGATGACGCTGAAAATCACACCGCGTGACAATGGATCGCGCCGAGTTCAATCTCACCTTCCGAGTGAGTCTACTGTTGAGCAAGCGCATGCGGGCTCGACTAATATCAACGCTATAATGCGGAAATACCGCAAAACTGGGCAGCTCCCTATGACCACGCCGAGCGAGGGTCTGTATGGCGATTTCGCCTTTGCTGCCGACTTCCACGAGGCTCAAAACCGTGTGCTTGACGCGGAGCATCAATTTCAGGGGATGCCTTCTGAGATCCGCAAGCGTTTTAACAACGATGCGGGTCTTTTCTTCCAATTCTGCAACGATGACGATAACCTTGAGGAGGCCCGAGAGCTAGGTCTCGTGCCACCGGAGCCTGAGGACCCTGCTAAGGCCGAGCAACCGGCTCCAGACGCTTCTAAGCCCGTTGAGCCCTTCCCAGCACCCGCTGATGAGCCGCTAATCAAACCTAAGTGATTGCGGCGAGAACAGACTTCATACTTGATCTATACTGTTCTTAGTGACACCATACAAAAAAAGGAAAGGTTTGCTGATGTTGAAGAACAAAAGACAGAAATCTGTCATGTCCCACCATTTCTCCCAAATTCCCCATGCTGACATACCGCGTAGTAACTTCAAGCGTTCGCATGGGTACAAAACCGCCTTCGATTCGGGGGATCTGATCCCCATATTCGTTGACGAAGCCCTGCCAGGGGATACGTTCAATTTGAGGATGTCCAGCGTCGCCCGATTGGCGACACCGATTGTCCCGTTTATGGACAATTTACATATGGACTTCTTCTTCTTCGCCGTCCCCTGCCGCTTGCTTTGGAGCAACTGGCAAAGGTTTATGGGCGAGCAGGACAATCCCGCTGATAGCGTGGATTTCACCGTTCCGCAGGTGGTCAGTCCTGTTGGGGGTCACTTAGTCGGATCTCTTTCCGACTACTTTGGCATTCCCGTCCTGAAAGACGTTACAGTGAATGCCTTGCACCACCGTGCATATAACTTAATCTGGAATTCATGGTTTCGGGACGAGAACCTCCAGAACTCTGAAGTCGTGGACATCGATGATGGTCCCGACGATACTACGGATTATGCAATCCTTAAACGTGGCAAACGCCACGACTACTTCACAAGCTGCTTGCCTTGGCCGCAAAAAGGTACTGCGGTCGATCTCCCTCTGGGAACTTCGGCACCCGTGGTGCGCGGGCCGAATATTGCGATCGGGCTGACCGACGGGACGTCGGACTTCGGCTTGTATACTCATGCTTCCAATTATTTGCATTCCGGAACGGGAATGTTTGGAGCTACTGTTGGCAGTTCCCCGGCTGTGGGGTCGTCGCCTGGTACTGGAAAGGCGATGGGTTTGTCCTCTAGCCTTACTGGCATGATCGCTGATCTTAGCACGGCAACGGCCGCGACTATTAACTCTCTGCGAGAAGCTTTCCAACTTCAAAAACTATTCGAAAGGGACGCCCGTGGCGGAACGCGATACACCGAAATCCTCAAGAGTCATTTTCGTGTTACAAGTCCGGACTCCAGGTTACAACGGCCGGAGTATCTTGGTGGCGGTTCAACACCTGTGTCCGTCACTCCCATCGCGCAAACTTCTGAATCGCTGGCGGGAACTCCTCAAGGTAACCTTTCTGCAATCGGATACCATCAACAGTCAGGTGTCGGTTTTACAAAATCCTTCGTCGAACACTCGGTCATTATCGGAATGGCAAACGTTCGGGCCGATCTTACGTATCAACAGGGATTGAATCGTATGTGGTCTCGGCAAACCAAGTACGACTATTATTGGCCTGCCTTGGCTCACATTGGTGAGCAAGAAGTGCTAAACACGGAAATCTTTCATAACAACGATGCGAATGACGCGCTCGTGTTCGGCTATCAGGAACGTTGGGCCGAGTACCGCTATTTCCCGTCCAAAATCACCGGAATCCTTCGGTCTGATGCTCCGTCCTCTCTCGATGTGTGGCATTTGTCGCAAGACTTCGCCGCATTGCCAGCGTTGAACGCTGCGTTCATCGCGGAGGCTCCTCCCGTGGCTCGTGTGGTCGCTGTACCTTCCGAGCCTGAATTTATCTTTGATTCGTATTTCGACATCATTTGTACGCGGCCGATGCCGACGTACTCTGTCCCTGGTCTGATAGACCACTTCTAGGGGTTCGCATGGGATTCATGTCTGCGCTTGCCCCGTTTGCCGGTCCTATTGGTGGTATCGGGGGCTCAATCATCTCGGGCTTATTTGCCGATAAGGCAGCCCGTGACAATCGAAGCTTTCAAGAGAAGATGTCGAACACCGCGCATCAGCGTGAGGTGGACGACCTTCGGAAAGCTGGTCTCAATCCTATTCTCTCCGCTGGCGGCCGAGGGGCCTCTACTCCCAGCGGAGCTACTGCCCAGGTCCCTGACGCTGGGCGCTCTGTGAACTCCGCCGTTACTAACATGATTCAGCGCAAGCAAATGGAGGCGAATGTTCGCAACACAAACGCCATTGGCGTATCAAATGCTGTGGAAGCCAAGTTCAATGAAGATGCTTGGTCTCAGTATGAAAGTTCTGCTCCTCATCTTAAAGGGGCTATAACTGGGGGTATGCTCGCTAGACGGGCCGGTTTACCTGGCCATGTCGGAGCTATCATCGGAGGTTCTTCCTCCGCTGGCGAAGCCCGGCGTCGAAGCGATAGCCGACGCAATCTCCAACGTGACTACAAGGAGAAACAAAAGCGGATCAACGAAAAGCTTGATCGCTACAATAAAAAGCCATTCATCGATCTAAAGTCCGGGACGCAGCGGCGTAAGGAATACCGGGGCTTAGTTCATTAGGAGATGCTTATGAAAATGCGAAGAAAAAATCGTACTCGTGCGCCGCGAAGGGCAAGCCGACGTAACTTCTCGCGGACTGCAAGCCGCTCTAATTCGCGTAATTCTCGGTCCGGACCGATGAGGGGGGGATACCGCATCTAAGAGCCGCGCAGCGTGCCGATTGTGGGGGGCCTCATTCTTTCCCCCCACGGTCGCACGTTTTTCACTGAACCGCAAAAACCGTTAAATCAAGGATGATTTGTATGCCGTGCTACTCTCCTCTGACAGCGTACAGAAGCCTAACTTTAAAAACCGAAAATGGAAAAACCCTTGTTAGTTTTAATCGTAGTGAAATCACGTCACACCCATATGAGAAAATCTCTCTCCCTTGCGCTCAATGCTTTGGTTGCAGGATGGATAGATCTAAACAATGGGCTCTCCGCTGTATCCATGAAGCGTCTCTTTATGAAAATAATTGCTTCATCACTCTTACGTTCAATGACGAAAATATCAACGACCGTGGTCAGTTGGTTAAAAAAGATTTCGTCCTATTTATGAAACGACTTAGAAAGGAGTTTAAAGGTCTACAATGTGTACAAACAAAAAAGGGGCCTATTTGGCCTATCCGTTTCTTTCATTGTGGCGAGTATGGCGAAAAGCTCACCCGCCCCCATCACCACGCGTGCCTATTCAATTTCGATTTTCCGGAAAAAGAAATATGGCCAACGCGCAACAAACACAAAGTTTACCGCTCGTCTGCACTAGAAAAACTGTGGACAAGTGGCTTCTCGACAATCGGAGAGGTCACGTTCGA